CAGCGCCGCCCTCGGCAAAGCGCTGGATGTCAAACTGCTGTTTCCAGTTGCAAATCATGCAAAGCCCTCGTCTTTCCGATGTGTCATTGTATCCGGCCGGGCACACGGCCCGCGTCTGCCTTTATCCTACCGCGCCGCGCGCCCCTTCCGCGCCCCCACTTGCCCCAAAACTTTCCCGCTTTAACATCTCATTCAAACGCCGTTTCCTCCACCCGCAGGCACTCCGGCCACTGCTCCGCCAGCCCCTGCAGTATCTCCGCCGCGCGCGCCACGCTTTTTGTCCCGCGCTCCCCGCGCGCCGCAATGCGGGTGCTGCCCTCGCCCTGCGCAAACGCTTCCAGCTCCCCGTTCGCGTCCAGCAGCCCCGCCAGGGTGTACAAAACACTGCTCACCGCCGCGCACACAATGTCCTGCCCCGCCGGGGCATACCCCGCGTGCCCCTGTGCCGTCAGCTCCGCGCCGCCGGGGCCACAGCGCACCCTAACGCGGATCACTTGTTCGGGTCCGCCGCGTTCTGCGCGCGGCGGCGCGCCTGCACGGCCAGGCTGTCGCCCGCCAGGGTGCCGCCCACCGCGTCGGTCGTGGTCGTTTTCGCCTCGGCCTTGTTGGGGCTGTCCTGGTTGGCGGTCGCCTCTGTCCTGGCCGCCATGTTGCCCGTCAGGTTCGTGCTGCCGCCCGTCAGCCCGTCGATCACCGCCGCCATCTGCGCCATCTGCGCCTGCGCCGCCATCAGCTGGGTGTACAGCGTCTGGTTCTGGCTGATCTTCTCCACCACCTTGTCCTTGCCGTCAAAGTCCATCATGTCCAGCACCGCAAGGCTCTGGTCGGCCAGCTGCGGGTTAAACAGCCCCAGCCCGTACAGCTCCTTCGCCAGCTCGTTCTGGCTCAACCGGCTGTACGTGCTCTTTTTGGCGGGCACCACCGTAATGTCAAACACCGGCAGCCGGTCGCCCAGCGCCACGCCAAACTCCACGCCCTGCGGCTGCGGCATCAGGCCCCGGTTGTCAAATTCCACAAACCCTGCCTGCGCGCCGCTTTCCCCCGTGATCCTAAAGCACCGCGGCGCGGTGTAAAACTGCCGCATCAGGTCAATGCACAAATAGCACTCCTGCACAAAGGCACGGTAGGCGCTTTTCAGCATATCGCGGCTCAGCTTGCTGCCCGCTTCCTGCAGGGCCGCAATGGCGCTGGCCGCCGTCACGCCGCTGGTCGTCGCACCCTGGCTGTAATCCCGGTTCCCGCTGGTTTCCTTCAGCTCGCTGATCTTGTTGTTCAAAATCGTCGCGTAAATATCGGCCAGCGGGTTCACCACAATCTGCCGCAGGCTGTCCTCGCCCACGTCGCCGGCGCAGTGTACAAAGTCCTTGTCCAGGTCGGCAAATTCCGTTTCGTTCACGCTGCCGGTGTCGCGGGCAAAGTACCGCACCCGGCTGGCAATGTCGGCATTGCGCACAATGGCCTTGTCCAGCCGGTCAATGGCCGCCTGCGCGCTCTGCATCACGTCGATCATGCCAAACCCCGCCGGGCTGCCCGCCATGGGGAACAGCACGTCAAACACAAACGGGTACTTGCCGTGGTCGTAATAGCCCCGCTCGGCATACTGCGCGTCGTTCTCGCTGGCATACAAAACACACTCGCCCACATACTTGCAGTAATGCAGCACGCCCCGCCGCTTGTAATACCAGTCCACAACAAGGCTTTTGTCGCTCGTGTCAATGCTCTCATCATACTGGTATCGCTGCGCCGTCAGCCCCTGCCCCAGGTGGTTTTTGGCAAACGGCCACTGCTCCAAAATCACCTCGTTGTCCACCAGCTCCACATGGAACACGTTCCGGCTCGCCTGTATGTCGGTAATGCCGGGCTCCCAGTACAGGTTCAGCAGGTCCACCAGCCGCAGGTCAATGTCGCCCAGGCCCCCGTCCTTGGCCCCGTTCCAAAACACACCCTTCACCGCCGTGCCGTGCTTCAGCTTGTACCACCAGGCGTCGCTGTACACCTGCTCGTAATCGTTCTGGTCCAGCGCCACCGGCAATATGCTCGAAAGCTCCTTGGCCGTGTCGGCATCATCCCGCGCGCGGGGCAGCACGTTGGGCTCCGGGTAGTTGTCCATCGCGTCGGCGTGCTTGTTCGCCAGGCTGTTGAACATCCACCCGCTGTCCGCAAAGTTGCCGTCCTCCGTGTCGCGGTGCAGGCGGTACCAGTGCTCGTTCTCCACAATGCGCCGGTCCAGCGCCGCCTTGCCGCTCTTGTACTTCAGCAGCACCTGCGTCGCCTCGCTCAGCTGTTTGGGGCCAATGGGCTGCGCCGCCTGTTCCTCCCGCGGGGCCTGCCTGCCCTGTACATCCTGCGCGGCGGGCACCTGCCCGCTGCGCCCCGCAAAGGGGTTCCCGGTTCCCGGCTGTCCAGCAGCCATGCCGTTCGTTGGGTTCATCGCCATGCTTTGCTCCTCTCGTACTTCTCACGCCGCAAATCCCGCTCCATGTTCAGCGGGTCGTCGCCAACGGGCGGCAGCGGCTCGTCCTGCCGCGGGCTGATGGGGTTTTCCATCAGCACATACCGGCATTCGTCGTAAATGTGGTCCTCCATTGCGGTGTCAATGTCCTCCGGGTGCTTTGCGTCATACAGCAGCGCCGGTATCGTCCGCCGGAACTCCCGGCACCCCTTGAACACCTGCATCATGCAGTCGCCGTCGGCGTCAAATTTCAGCCGGTAATGCCACTGCATCTTGCCCGCCAGCCGGCTGTTGTCGCCGCCCGTCCAGGTCACAAAATTGGGCGCGTCGGCCATCATGTCGGCCACGCTGCGCCCCCGGCTCGTGTCAAAAATGCTGGGGTCAGCCACGCCCAGGATTTTGCGCCCCGCCAGGTTGGGGTCGGTGCGCTCAATTTCCCGTATCCCCGCGGCAATTGCCTGCGGATCCAGCTTCACACCCTCGTTGGCCACCGCCGTGCAGCCGTACCATTCGCGGATGCGGTAAATCTTCCCGTCCCCGTCCGCCGCGTACCACCCCACGCTGAACGGCTTTGCGTAGCCAAAGTCAAACCCGCGCCATATCTTCCACCATTCCGGCACCCGGAACTCGTCAATCACGTGCGTCCACTTCCCGTCGGCGTAATGCTCCGGGTCGTCCCGCCATTCGGTGAACACCTGCCCCTCAAACACATCCCAGCTGCCGTCCAGCCAGGCTTTGCGCATCCCGTCCGGCAGTGTCTGCAAATTGCGCAGGTATCCGGGGTCCTTTTCCATCAGCACGGCGTTGTCGTACACCTTCGCCTGGATAAACGCATACTCCGCCGGGTCCTCGTCCTTCGTAAACTGCCGGTCCACAAACAGCCGTTTCACCCAGGCGTGCCCCTGCCCACCGGGGTTGCAGGTCAAATACATCCGCTTGGGGTAGTCGTTCGTGCCGCGCAAACTTGCCCGGATAATGCCAAACTGGTACTCGCTCAGCTGGGTGGCTTCCTCCAGAAAAATCACATCGTACTCTACGCCCTGGTATTGCAGCAGGTCGCGGTCGCTGTCACAGTACCCAAACACAATCCGGCTGCCGTTGTAAAACCGCACCTCGTTGTTCTGCCCGTTGTACCGCATCGCTCCGGCGCGGTACAGCGGCGCAAACTGCTCCTGCATGGGCAAAACAATGTTTTCGCGCAGCTGCGCAAACGTCTTGCGCACCATCAGCACCCGCAGCCCCGCGTACCGCAGGCACATTCCCACGGCCTTGGTGCGCGCCACCCAGCTTTTTCCGCCGCCGCGCGCCCCGCCGTAGGCAATGTACTTTTCCCGCCGCCGCATAAACTCCATCTGCTTTGCGCTGATGGTATCCCACATGGCAAACGTCATTCAAACGCCCCTTTGTCCTCCGGCAGCACCACCACAATGCCGCTGTCCTCGGCTCCGTCGCCCAGCATTTTACTCACCCGCTCGGTCACGCTCACCAGCCCGCGCATATAGCTGGCCGCCGCAAAATCGCTCATGGGCCGGTTGCGCTCCATCAGCGCCTGCATCCGCTCCCGCTCGCCCGGTTTCTCCGGCCGCACGGTGCGCACCGGCCCCAGCGCCTCGCATTCGGCGTCGTCCGGCCCCTCATAGGGGATCACCCCGTCCAGCTCGTTCAGCCGCCGCAGCGCCCACTCGTAAATCTCGGCGTCCCGGTCGTTGCGTTCCAGCCGCCTGCGCACATAGTCCACGCTGTTGTTCGCCGCCGCGCTCGCCTTGCGGTTCAGCTCCCGCAGCTCCTGCTCCCTGGCCGCCTCAAACAGGCTTTTCTGTTCCCCCGGCGTCTTGCGCCGCGCCTGGCGCTCCCAGGTGCGCAGCGTGCTTTCCGGCACGCCGTGCCGCCGCGCCACCACGCTCAGGTTGTTGTCCGTCAGCAGGTCGCACATGCAGGCGGTTTTCACCGCTTCCGGCCATTTGCTGCCCCGCCGGGTCCCTTTCACCGTGTTGTCCCGGTATCGCACGCCGCCGCCCTCCTGTCGTTCCCTTTTGTCCAATGTACCAGCCGCCGCGCCCCTTCCGCGCCCCCACTTGCCCCAAAACTTTCCCGCTTTAACATCTCATTCAAACGC